GGTGTTAAGTTGTGCGCTACGGCAATGGCATCACCACCGCGGCTGAACGCTATGTTGTTGGCGTCGCTAGCAGGCAGTGTAGCTGGGTTAGTGTATTTAGTGCCAAAACTTGAACCGCTCCACGGGTATGCAGAAATAAAAGGTGTTGTGTTGTGCGCTACGGCGATGACATTGCCAGCAGGACTGAACGCTACGCCGTTGCAAATGCCAGCAGGCAGCGTAGCTGGGTTAGCGTATTTAGTACCAAAGCCAGAACCAACACTCCACGGGTATACAGAAACAAAAGGTGATACGAGGTGCGATACAGCTATGGCGTCGCTCGCAGGACTAAAAGCTACATTTGTGCCTTGGCCCGTAGGCAGCGTAGCTGGGTTGGTATATTTAGTGCCAAAGCCAGTGCTAACGTTAAACGGGTAGGCAGAGACAAAGGGTGATGTGTCGTGCGCTACGGCGATAGCATTCCCTGCGGGGCTGAAAGCTACGCCAGTGCCAGCGCCTGTAGGCACCGTAGCTGGGTTGGTATACTTGGTACCAAAGCCAGTGCTGGCGTTAAAAGGGTAAGCAGAAATGCGTGGTGATACGTCGTGCGCTACAGCGATGGCGTCACTAGCAGCACTAAAAGCTACCTCAAAGCCAAGGCCAGTAGGCAGTGTAGCTGGGTTGGTATATTTAGTGCCAAAACTTAAACCGCTCCAAGGATAAGCAGTGACGAAAGGAGTTGTGTCGTGCGCTACGGCAATAGCATCGCCAGCAAGACTAAAGGCTACGCCGTAGCTGGTGCCAGTAGGCAGTGTAGCTGGGTCGGTATATTTAATACCAAAACCAGTACTGACGTTAAACGGGTAGGCAGAAACAAAGGGTGTTGTGTTGTGCGCTACGGCAATAGAGTCAGACGCCGCCGCGCTGCCTGTTTGGTATAAATAGTTTGCCATCCATTTGGTTGCGGTAACTTTAATGCACATGAGCGTGTTATTTGCGGCGACTGCAAGCGTCCCTGTTGTTCCCGCACCAAAAACAAGTGTATCACTGTTTATTGCTACGGTTACAAACGTACCGCTGTTTTCTACTGTAAACAATACTACCGTGCCGATAGGAAACGCGACGCTGGCGTTTGATGGGATAGTGTATTTGCGTGGAGTGGTGTCGGCCACAGGGTGAAATATCTGCTTGCCTGCGTCACTAATAACCAGCGTGTAGTTTGCTGATTGGATGTTTTGCGGGTAGGCCACTGCTGCCGCTGAAGACGCCCACGATGTACCGTTGCTGACAAGTACGTTACCTGATGCGCCGGGCGCAACAGTCGAAACAGCAGACGTACCATTCCCGATCAGGACGTTGTTAGCTGTAAGTGTGGCTACGCCGGTGCCGCCCGACGCAACACCAAGTGCGGTGGTAAGCGTCGTAGTGCCTGTGACGGCAAAGTTGTTAGGTATAGTAACATCGCCCGCAGACGTAACGGAAATAGGCAACTCTTGCACCGCGCCTGCGCCTGACGTATCTCGGCCAAGAACTTTACCCGCAGCCGCTGTCAATACGTGTTCTTGGTTCCAGTTGGATGGCTGGACAATCGTTGCGTCGGCGCTATCAACTTTAGCAGACTGAAAGGTATGTTTAAGGCTTACGGTCATTACATCATTCCTTCAGGTGGCATCTCAGGCATACCGCCCGTATCTTGCATTGGTTGCTGCGGAGGCATTTCTTCGGTCATTTCAGGTTGCTCACGCATTTCTTCAATCATTTGAGGTTGCTCACGCATTTCTGGTGATCCGCTAATCAAATCACCTGTATCCAATGCGCCTGCAATCGTCCCCATGACAATATCCTGAATTTGCTCTTCTGTCATCCCCGCTTGCATGGCGCTGATGCGTTTTGTTTCTGCATCGTAGGCGTCTACCTGTGCCTTGTATTCCTTGATGTCTACTTCACGCTTCGCAACGTCTGCCTGCACGCCTTCAATAATATCGACCATGCGGTTCAGTTCTTGCGCCATAACTTCCATTTGCTCTTGTGCAGCAGCCATTTCAGGCGACTCTTCGTCGGTAGCCAGTACCTTGGGATCAAGGATTTTCTTAAACCGTTCCGCCATTTCCTGCGCGCCGGGCCAATCCATGTTCTTGACAAACAAATCACCGGCAACAGACCAAAGTTCTGGGTTAGACTGCAAAATCTGGCTCATGGCGTCGAGTGCTTCTTGACGCTTGGTCATGTAGCCGGGGCCAGTAGTGACCATAACGTCATATGTACCAATGCCGGGGTTGTAAATCTTTTCAATCAACGCGCCGGTTTCGTCACGCACTTCCGTAACAGCTTCTTCCTGCGACGGGTCCATTTTGACCATGCTAACTTCGCCATCAGCACCAATGATGCGTGCGATGCGTTGCGTGTCGTAGATTTTAGGGATCATATCGACGATTTGGCGCGTGATGTAGCGAATTGCCCGCGCAAGGTTGTCAACGTAGTGATACGTGCCGACATCGCCCTGCTTTTCGCGTGCGACGATAGCTTTTGCAGACCGTTCGTTGCCTTGCTCGCCCAACGACGCATCGTACTGGCCGGTTGTGGCCTTGATGTCCTCTCCAGCGCCCATTTTAGCCTGTATCAGACCTGTTTGGGGCAGCGGTGGCTGTGCGCGCATAGGCAGCGGGAGAACGCCTCCAGCGCCGTCTGTAACGTCTGGGTTGACTTCCAAATACGGCCAGTTGGTCGTGTTGGCAGTCTTCCACTGGTTTTCGTAGCCTTCAAATTGGCCGCCATAACCGATAAATGGCGCTTTAGGCGCCAATGCAAGCATTTCTGCCTCTTGGCTGGTCCAGTAGTTGTACATACGCTGGGCGTCTTTGGCGTTACGCACAAGACCAGAGATGTATATCTGTCCGTCAACTTCCCATTCGTTGCCGATTACGCGCACGACAGGAATATATTTGCCTGACCATTCGCGCTCGTCAAGAATGTCATAGCCATTGGTCTTCATCCACATGACTTTTTTTCGGTCCACTTTGCGTGTGCGAAGCGGTTTGCCGTACATGTTTTTAAGTTCTTTGTCTTCCGGCGAGTTAGCCTTGGCAGTCTGGTTATTTGGGTACAGATGCAGCGTTTCGGAGTCGTAGACGTTGTAAAAATACTCCGCGATGCGGATTGTATCTTCTTGTAGCCACGACGAAATGCCCTGATCACCGACGCCTTGGCTATATAATGTGCTAATTGGCGATGCGTCAGGAAACAAACGCTCATATTCTGACTTTAGTATATCTTCAGTGATAAAGCAGTATTCGGCATCTGAGCCGCATGGGTCTTGGATAGTGGGGTCCATGTAAACACTAAATGAGTTACGGACGCGGCCAATCTTGATGTCTTGGTCAAACGTATCGTCGTTGCAATACTCAGTCAGCAGACGGATGTAACCTTCGCCGTAAGTGACTTGGTTGTCGCAGGCTGTGTCATACGCAACGTCGGCATCTGACATATACTCAATGTGGCGCACCACACCGTTAAATATCTCGGCTACCTGTACGTCAGCGTTGTCATCCGCGGGTATTACTTTACCGTTTGGCCGGTTCTGTCGCTGCTCGTTTGTTACCTGACGGACGTGCTGTGGCAGCTTGTTGATTGTCAGGCATGGACGTGCGTTGATAGCCTGTCCTTGCACGCTGCCGCGTGTTGACAACACGTCAGCCGGCCACTGCCACTGGTTGTCAGGGCTGCCAGCCATAAAGCGTAGATCGTCTAGTTCGTCCTCACGGCTATCTGAATACGCAGCCTGCGTCATCGTAAGACGGCTACGCATAGTAGCCATCTTATCGTGATCGTCGCGCGTTGTCTTAGGCGCGTTCGATCCTACGTTGGCGACTTTGCCTGCCGCTTCAATGCCTGTGGGGTCGGCCATAAATTATTTCTTGCCTTTGCTGGCGGCGCGCTTCACGCTATATGCGATGGCGACGGCTTGTTTCACAGGTTTACCCGCATTTACTTCCGCTTTGATGTTCTTGCGGAACGCAGCTTTGCTGGGTGACTTACTAAGAGGCATGATTAACGCTTTTTACCCATTGGCGATGACTTCATGTTTGTAGTAGTGCGGATAATTTGCGGGCCGCGGACACTTGGCTTAGGGCCACCAATAGCTCCCAAGCCTGTTTTGATGCGAGGGACAGAGCTTGGCTTAGGGCCACCAATAGCTCCCAAGCCTGTTTTGACACGAGGGATAGGGCTTGGCTTAGGGCCACTAATAGCTCCCAAGCCTGTTTTGATGCGAGGGACAGAGCTTGGCTTAGGGCCACTAGTAACTCCCAAGCCTGTTTTGATGCGGGGGCCAATGTCTGCACCTCTTCTTACTCCACCGCGCACTGGCGCTGAAGGTAATGTAGGGCCTCTATATCCGGGAGGGTATTTCATGTTACTTACCTTTCTTAGTCGGTTTGGCTGTTAACGGTTTAGCAGGCATTTTAACTGTTGGCGTTTTAGCTGGCTTGCTTGGTGGTGCCATTCGCAATAGTGCTGAGCGAGCGCCGGCGGGGCTTGTCGTGCCTTCGCGCTTCGTAATCTTTTCAGCGGCTGCCTTGCGGGCTGGGTCGCGGTTAGCAATCGCAGCTTTCTCAGATGCTACAGTACCGGTTTTGTACAGGCTGCGCGTATATTTGTTGGCTGGCATTTACTTACCCTTCTTAGTTGGCTTGGCCGTCTTGGCGCTTTCTTTGAAATCTTTAGCTGTAGGGGCGCCCTTGGCGCCTACCTTACGCATTTTCTCGCCTGAACCGGCAGCGATGCGTTCGCGCTTGGCGTTGATGTTAGCGTACAGACCCTTTTTGGCTGCCATGGTCAAGACCCCATCCATGATGTAGAAATTCCTGCGGGAGAATAGCCTCTTGTGCGATGCTTGTCAACGCGTGTCAGACGCGGATCAGTAGATGCTACAGGAAATGCGAACGTGACCGCTATGGCGTCCGCTGCGTCTGGCGAGGCCAGCCCGCGTGACTTCATATCTTTCTTGCTTTCTAGGAACAGCGTACCCCTGCTGTCAGGCTTAGTCTTGGGGCTGATGAGGTCTGTCTTCAGGAACCTGTCTGTCGGGATGTGGCCCGTCCTGAGCCAGTCACGCATGGCACCCCACATCTCTGCGCGCTTGTTGCCCCACATCGTCTGGTTTTTAGCCTTGTTGCCAAAGTTCACGCCGCGTATTTTGTACCGCTGCTCCTTCAGCCTATCCACGACGCCTGCGCCTAGCCCGCCTTCGTCGATGCAGACCAGCGCCGGCTGGAACTGCTCTATGGCGTCGATGACGTATCCTGCCACTTCCATCGTGTCCGCGCCGCGGTGTCTCCGCAACTCTAGGATGTCACGGCCCTGCCGTATGGCGATGACCGTAGCGTCAGCCCCGAACCGTGCCGGGTCTACACCTATGACGATGGGCGCGCTGCTGTCCTTGGCTGCTGGCCGCTTCATGGCATCATCGACCAGATTGCTGCCGATGAACTGATCGTCGCCTTCTGACGGGAACGCGCCGTACACTTCGACACTGGCTTGGTAGCTGTCTGGCCCGTACTCATCTATAATGCGCTGGTACAGGTTTTTATCTGTACCCTCTACATCGCGTGCGTCGATGACGCGTGTTGACCAGAACGCCCGCTTGCTGTGGAACGTTTCGTAAAAATAGCCTGTGTTGCGCCGCGGGTTGGAAAACGCCAAATGGAACCGATGCGGCGTATTCTCTGTGAAGAACCCGTCACTCACCGACCAGATGCTGTCGGGTATACCGCTGGCTTCGTCGAATATGAGCATCACACCGTCGAAGTTGTGGACACCAGCGTAGGCGTCTGGGTTCTCTTCGGACCACAGCCGGCCTTCGACTGACCAGTAGCGCGTACCTTTCTTAAGGTCACGCTCGACCAGTTCCGTCAGCCACTTGGCTGGCATGATGCGTGTGGCAGCTATCTCAAACCAGTGACTGTTGAGCGACATCGCCAGCCACTTAGTAATTTCTGCCCATGTGACTGACCGCAACTGCGCCTCGGAGTTTGCCGACACGATGGTGGTCGATCCGATCCTGCTGGATAGCATCCATATCGTTAGCCATGACACTAAGGCTGACTTGCCGATACCGCGTCCTGACGCTGTCGCCATGCGCGCGGTGTCAAAGTCAACCTTACCGTTGTTTGCTTTGATGTGGTCACGCAGGTCAGCTAGTATCTGACGTTGCCATTTACGCGGGCCGGGGAAGTGTTCCAGCGGCGTGCCAGCCTGCCCCCACGGGAATGTGTACAGTACGAACGCTAGTGGGTCATCCTTCAGCGTCGGCGACCACAACCTTGCCATCAACTCCATCTCGTCTTGGGCTGAATATATCGGTGCTTGCATGGTATGTGTTGTCCTCTAGTCGGGGCAGTTCTGTGTACAGCCCTTCGATGACGCGCGTCTGTGCTTTTTCCAGCGCGCCTGTGATACTTATCTGTTGGTCGATGTTTACGTCGATCTGCTGCTTGGCTACCCAGCCGTGGTTGTGCTTCAGTATGTCGAGTGCTGCCTTAGCGTCGCCATCGCGTGCTGCTTCGTACATGGTCTTGGCCGCAGTCATCTCGCCATCAGCCCTGCCCTTGATCTCAGCCATCTCGACCAGTGGGTCAGCGTCGGCTAACACGCGGAACTGCCGCGGTGTCATGCCAGCGGCCATAGCGAGGCTGTCACCCTTTAGCCCGTAGCGCGCAGCTTCATAGATAGACTCCAGCCGCGACTCGGTGGCTTGCACCCGCTCTGGTGTAAATGGCAGTGAGTAGAAAGTCATTGGTCGTACAATAATCCAAAGGATGCAGATACGCAACAGGCTTTGATGCGGGTGGCTTTTTTGCATCTACAAATAATAAAAAAATAAAAATTGTTTGCGATCCCTCCCGCGCGCGCGCACCGCGGCCACGGCCCTACCCACCCCCCTCTGGCAAATTGCCAGAAACGGATTGCAGCATAGCTAGCGCGGATTGCGCTGGCTTTGCTGCGCTGCGTTGGCGCGCGTAGTTTGCACGCTGCGTTTAGCGCGCTGGGATTAGAAATGGCCTTTGCTTGTGGCTAGTGCGAGCGGTTCGCAATAACACATTGCTAGCTAGCTGCGTTGGCCCATTGCCATTTGGCCATGTTGCACTGCAACATTTTATTAGGACGTCATATTGCCATGCGTTTACAAGTCACCCGTAAACACTTTACGTCTACGTAAAGCGCGGGTCATTAGGGCTTGCCCTCAAACTGTATTAGTCGACTAACAGACGTCATTTTTTTGCGAACGGCAACCGCTCGTAAAAGCACGTTTCAGCATCCTATATATACCCATTTTTTAAAACCTGACTTTAAACAAATATAATGGCAATATGACAATTAAGGATTACAAACCGCGCATTTCTGCCAGTAATTCGGACGTCATTTGCTGTTGAATAATGACGTCCCTAATGACGTCCGATGACGTCCATTTTGTGTAAGTTATCCACAGATTTATTTACGCTCTAACCGGTTGTCATTTGGGACGTCATTTGGTGGTCATTTGGACGTCATTTGCAGCAATGGAACAGAAACAGAACAGAACCAGAACCTTTTCAGACTCGACCACTTTCCATACTGACCTACCCTCAAACCCAAATCGTGCTGTATGAGGCTTAAAATCGGTTTTAGAGGGTAGTGCAGAAATGCAACATAATTTGCTGCAAATCAGAAAATCGACATGGCGATGCAAAATAGTGTCTTTTAAATACCCTCAAACTTGATAAACTTGAGACTCAATACAAGCACAGGAGCAACCAACCAATGACTAACCGCAACCCCGCAATCAAAGCCTTTGACGCGCAGATAGACGCGCTGACCGCAACACGCGCACAATACGATGCCAGCATCAAGGCTTGCACCGACAACGGCATGGCCGCGCACCTGCGCGAACAGGCCGCGCTGTTCACTGGCTATATCGCACAAGCCCGCGCTGACCGCGCAGCAATCAGCTACTAATCAACCAACAGGAGCAACCAACCATGACTAACACCGACACCGACATCATCGCCACCGGCGGCTTCAACACTGGCCGCCAATATACTGCCGAAGGGCAGCGCATCTTTTGGGCGCAGCGCGCAGACGGCTGGGTCTATTTCAACGACGCTGACCGGATGCTGTCGGCTTGGATTAAGCGCGACGGCACATTGCCAGCATCTTACCCCATGTCGCCAGAACGTCTGATGAAGCAGTATGACGCTGGCGCTTACAGCTATAAGCCAGAGGGCGGACATCCTGAGCGCATCGAAATACCAGCCGATTTCGATTACGGCACAGCCCTTCGCATTTAAACCTACTCTGCGTGGCGCAGCTCGTCACGCAGGCCATTTTCAACTGGAGTGAGAACCATGACTAACGACACAACAATATCCAAGACTGACGCTGCCGAACTAGCGCACACCTTTAGCTGGTATATGCGCGATGTCGCTGCTGGCGATAACAATGGCATCTACATCTACGGCGAGTGGTTGCTGTCGATGCAAGAGCGCATGGGTGTCGAACTTATGAAGCCAGAGTATATCCGCTACAGCGTTGCCGTCGCAGAGAAAATCATAACGGCAGAGTTAGCAGCGTGATAGGCCACATTATCGCAACAGCCGGCTTTGTTGCCGTGCTGTTGCTGTCGATCACAGCCATCATCATTACATTGAAAGGACACTGAGCAATGACACAAGACCGCAACTATTTACGGATG